TTTCACTAGATATGGTCTGTATGTTACGACCTTCATGGTTGAAGGTATTTGTACCTCATATCTAACTGATTCATTTAACTTAGGTAGTGCCATAATATTATTTATTCTCCGTGTTTATAATATAATCTATTTATAATCTTTTTAAAAGATTTTTCTCATAACGCCGCCAAGAAGTGCCTCTCCAATTTGACTCCCTCTTCCTTTGTCATATTTTGATACAGTTTTAAATTTCTTGAACGATAGTTGTACTGTTTGTTTAAGTAATGTTGATTCTGACGCTCCACCCATAGTAATCTCTGACATACTATAAGGAAAACAATCTTCAAGTTCAATCTCATATATTATATCATCACTTGTGATAAAATTTAAATCGAACTGCCCTTGAGCAAAATCTAGTGGACCAAGTCTCGGAAGTCTTGACCTTATAGAACTTGGTATTTTACCAGCATTAAATAATTTCTTCTTTGTGATATCAAACGCAACACCCTTTCTTAGAACTTGGATTATTACAGGTTTAACATAACTTTTATTATATCTTAATGTTTTGTTTTGAGAATCATATGCTGTTCGTTGCCATGCTTCAAAATAATATCTTGACCCAAAATCGTTAAGAAGAATAAACGAAAGATTAATATCCATATGTGAATCGCCATAAGCAACCTTGAATGTGTTATCCATCCCCATTTGAACTTCTCTTGTAGTAATTTGTCTGCTAGGTAAAACTACATCAGTACACAATATATCCATACTTCTATTTTCGCCGTTTACTGTAGGCAGTTTAACTCTATATAAATTAGAGTCTGCTAGACCTCCGCCTTTACCGATTTCTGATAAAATATCATCTACCCGTTGTGCCATTTTTTAACCTATCATCTTTCTTGAGTCTGAGTATGCAGTAAGAGCATTTGGAATTTTCTTGAAACTTGCTACAGGAAGGAATGCTGCTATCTCCCAATCTGTGGCAGGAACCTGTGCAAAACTACTTTTAACATTTGATGTTAAATAATGTTTAAAACAAGGTTTATAGTATTTTAAATTTGCTGTTGATTTAAGAGTACTATATGTAATGTTAAATTTTGCGGTAGGTGAGTTTTTACTTGATGCAATATCCATTAACCCGTCTAGCATCTTTGCTCGTAACATAGGATTAATGTAGTGTAGGTTTAATCCATAGAAACCCTTTGGTGCAGGTCCAACTATAACAACTAAAGGGAAGGTGTCATAATACGGTAATGTGTCTTTTGTCTTTGGGTCGTAAAAGAACATCTGCATCGTTCCGACTATATCCCCACCAGTAGGTAACTCTCCCATTAATGCGTTACGATTAATTCCTCGTAAATCTCTTGCACGTTGGCGAAACCATTTACGTGATTCCGCAGTACGAGGTGTTACTCCCGCTCGGAATGCTTCTTGTGATAGGGTATCGAATATCTTACTCATATAGTCTATTTATACTATTTTTTACGACGTTTGAAAGGTTTTATTGGTTTTAATGGTTTGGTTGACTTAGGTATAATAGACTTCAAGGGTTCGTTCTTCTCAGTCCATATTATAAACTCCCAACCTCTGTCCTTGGCATATTCTTCTGCTGCTTCCCATTTGTTCACGTTCTTAATATAAGTCAAACTCTCGTTGAGGTATCTCTTTGTTCTGCGTCCACCCTTGGGAGGTCTAGTTTGTCCATCAGGTTTTATCTCTACAAGGAACGTCTTACCCTGTTTAGTTGAAAGTTTCAAGTCCATAAAGTATCGGTGGTACTTCTTATCTACTTCATATAGATATGGTATAACAACTTCTTCGGATGACCACTTGATTATATTAGGGTTGTCGTCGCACCATTTAAAGGCATGTCGTTCCCATAGAGAACGATAGATAACCTTGGTTGGGTCACCTTCATACTTAGATGGATTTTTTACTGAATATCTTCCAGAATATGCCATAAAAACCTTATAAATAGACTTGACGAATATAAAACTATTTAGTAAAGTAATAAAGATGGCATCAATATATAACAACTATATGGTTGACAAAAATGGTAACTTAGTCGACCGACGTAATGTTTATGGGGAGGAAGGTAGTGAAATAAAAACAGAGAAAACACCAATTCAGAGATTTTCTGAGTCAGGTTATATAAGAAATACCTTCCCACAAAATTTAAAAAGTGATGGTAATAAGACCTATATAAGGTTTGAGGTTATTGATGAGAAACCAGTAATGCTAGGTGATTTAGGGGGTTTGGTTAAACCTATGTTAACAGAAATTGTTGACCTCGCAGATGACTTCAGTGAAGCAGTTCAGAATACAAATGGTTTAGGGTTGTTTGTAAATCTTGGATTATCTTTTGCGGACCGCGCTGCAGAATTATCACAGAGTAAGACTACACAAGACCGAGACATAATGCTCCCTGTGAAGGGCGACCAATATGTGGAAATATACATGCCTGAAGGAATAGTTTATGGAGGTAGTGTACAGTATAAAGGTGTGGATTTAGGTCGTGCTGGCGCTCTCGGTGTTTCTGCGTTACAAACTGGCAAAAACCCTTTAACCGCAATGTTAAATTCAGGAGTGACTACATTGGCACGTGGGTTAAAAGGTGCTGCTAATAGCGCATCAACAAACCTTGCCGTTAATCAGATTTTACAAAACTTCAGTAGTGATGATTTTGATACAACAATAGTTAAAAAAGTAGCGAATGTTGCTTCTCAAGTTACAGTAAATCCAAATACAAGACAAACTTTTGAGCATGTAGACACTCGTTCATTTTCGTTTTCGTTTACTATGATTCCTACCTCAAAAAATGAGTCAATGGCAATTAAAGATATTGTTAAATTTTTCCGTACACAACTATATCCGGAATCAATTGATGAAGCAGGAATTAGTATGGGTTATAAATATCCAGAAAGATTTTATATACACATGATGTATGAAGGTAAAAGAGTATTTCATAAAATAAAACCAGCATATTTAACTGCTGCAGAAGTTAAGTATAATGGTGGTAAGCAAGTATTCTTCAATGAAGGTGATGAAGTTGAACCTTATCAAACTGAATTGACTTTATCGTTTACAGAATCTACTCAGTTAGTAAGACAAGACATAAAAGGCGACCCTGAATCAACAGACCCAAGAGGATTTTAAATGCCCACAAATTACTTTGCAAATTTTCAATCAGTTCCATATAGGTTTGGGGATAATGAGACTGCAGTTTTTACTAAAAAACTTTCTCAATATGTTTCTGTATTAGAACATACAAAGAATAGTGAAACCTTATATGAAAAATATACAATAATAGCAGGAGAAAGACCTGATACACTATCTTACAAACTTTATGGAACTGTAGATTACTATTGGACATTTTTTCTTGTAAACGAACACATTCGTGAATCTGGTTGGGCAATTCCTAGTTATGATTTGCTTGAAGAATCAAAAGTTAGATATCCTCATAGAACAGTAACCACTAATGGTGATATATCAAGTGATAATGGTTCATATGAATTATTTCCTGTTGGGGTAACTGTTACGGGTCAACAAAGTGGTACACAAGGAACAATAATACGTAAGATACCAGAGATGGGTCAAATAATAATAAATACTGGAGGCAGTGCATTCCTTCCAACTGAACAATTGTCTTTTTCAACTGTTGACGGAAATAAAGTAGTAAATCTTATATCAGAGTCTGCTCAGTATGATTCCGTTCATCATTATGAAGATGCTGATGGAGTACATCAAGATTTACCTTTATTTGATTTCGGTAATCCTGCTCAAGGGTTGACCCCCATATCATATCGCGAAAGACTTGAAAATAAAAACCTAGAACTACAACGAATTGTTATTATCAAACCAAGTTCTATTGGTCCAGTTGTCCGTGAATTTAAGTCTCTTATGAAACAAAAAAATTAGAATATGTCTAGTGGTTCACAAAGAAATCCTCAGTTCTTAATAAGGGAAGCAGTATTAACTGCAGATAGATGGCAGGTTCCGAATGCCCCTACTCCTGATCAAGAACAAACTACAAACGATGATGCAGTAAAGGTTGCAACTACTGAAAAGAAACAAGAAGGAACACGTCCTGTACAAATAGAAATAACTTCATTGATTGCTGAAGTTCTTATATATGAATCTCTAGATAAACCTTTCCTGACAGGTAAAGTTACAGTAGTTGATTCTTCGGGTTTGTTTAATGGAATGGAATTTTCAGGAACAGAAAGAATAACACTTTCTATTGGTACTATCGATGAAGACCATGAAGAAATGGTTGTGAGAAAGAATTTTATAATGACTGGTATTGAAGCAGTCAAAAGTAACAATAAGTCTTCTTCTTCAAGTACTTTTGTTTTTTCTATTATGGATGAGATTGGTTTCATTGGTCGCAGTACAAAGTTAAGAAAATCTTACAGTGGTAATTTAGAATCTATTATAAGGAAAATTATTCGAAACGAATTTGGGCAAAAAATTGACGTAAGTCTTACGGGCGTTAAAAATGTAAAAGATATTGTAAGTGTTCAAGGTGGTATGAATGTAATTGTTCCTAACCTAAACATTTTGGAGACTATAACTTGGTTGTGTAGTAGATTGACAACAAGAAATAGTTCTCCATACTATGCTTTCGCTACATTAAATATTCCAATAGCGAAAAGTGAACTCGGTCTTGACATTTTAGATAATGCTTCAATCTCAAATTCATCTTCAAACGATTTGTCAAAATCTGTAATTAGACTCGGTAATCTGCAAACTATGCTAACTCAGTCACCTTTCAATAAGCAACCTTATGTTTTTACTCCTTCTACCGCAACCAAAAGTACAGAAAGAGGGTTGAATAGTTATTTCACTATTAAAGAATTAGATATCCCTAAAGGTTCTGACACACTAAGGATGGTAGATATGGGAGCAGTTAGCAGTAACTATTCTAATACTAATTTAGGTACAGGAGAAGTAACCAAAGTACGTCATTTAATGACAAAAAGCGTGCTTTCATTGCAAAGGGATGGGACTATAGGTTCAGATGGACAAGGGGTTCAAAACGTTGTAGACCAACAATTTGCTATAGGACCAGAAAATAAATCTAAAAGCATAGACTTATACCCCTCTAGAAATTTTCATACAATATCGTCATCTGGAACTTATGGCGATTTGCAAAGTTATCACGATGAAAAGCAAGAGCAAAATTTTAGACATAAGATTTCTTCTAAGGCAATGAAGGCGCATCTAAATAAACAACCATTAAATATTGTTATCGAAGGTTCTACTTTTATGATTGGTAGAGCAACAGTAGGAAGGGTTATAGATATAAGTGTGAGAAGTGATGTGACACAGGTAGAAAGTACTGAAAGTCTAAACGATTCTAGATATTCTGGAAAACATCTTGTTTACGAACTGAAACATCAGTTTACAAAAGAAAACCATAATATCACACTAAATCTCCGCAAACTAGAATCTAAAAGAGAGTAGGAATTATGAGTCCCCATCCTATTTTATCAGAATACTATGGCGATAGTACAAGGTGGTTTATCGCAACTGTTGTAAACTCAACCCCACCTGCAGGATATGAAGGAAGGGTAAAGATACGCATACACGGATTACATAGCGAGAATACACAAGATATTCCTGAAGACCATTTACCATGGGCGCAATGCGTTCTTCCAACTACCGAAGGTGGAGTATCAGGTATTGGTAAGATACCAAAAATATTACCGAGCGCATTAGTGTTTGGGTTGTTTATGGATGGTAAGAACTCACAAACCCCTATCGTGTTGGGTTCTATGCCCACAATAGAACGACCTTCTCAAGTACAGTTATCAACGAAGCAAAGTGTATTTGACCAAGAGTCTCTTAACATAACTACATACGACATAAAAGAGGATTTACAAGATAAACTAGAAGAAGAAACAAAGCAAAAGAGACAAGAGTTTACAATACAATTCTTTTTAAATTCGGGTCTTACTTATAATCAAACACTTGGTATTACTGAAAATTTATTTCAAAAGGGAATGATATCCGGAGGAAAGGTAGAGGATGGACCATATGGAATTGCTGGGTGGACTGGTGTGAGATTAAGACACTTGAAAGAGTTTGACTCGGATTTTAGTTCTTTTAGTACTCAACTTGAATTTATTATGTGGGAGTTTAATGGAACTATGAGGGATTCTTATATCCGCTTATTGGAAACAAACAGGTATGGAGGAGATAATGGTTCCTTTAAAGTTTTCGCTAAATACTATCTCAAGGAATCCCTTTCTAATTTACGTGAGTTGAGACCTGTTAACACGTATAATGGCGCAGCATAGGAGTTTATAATGAGGTCTATAATTAATCAAGCGGAAATTAGAAAACTCATCAAATCAGGTAAAGCAAAACAGGTTCAGGATGCGCTTGAAAAAGCACAGATGATTCCAAATCCTCCTCCCCCAATACCTAAATTTATTCCATTTTCTGCTGAAGACGTTAAAGATACACCATTACAAGGTTTAGATGTTGGCGTCACAGTTGTAGAATATGACGTAGAAAACCTTGATCAGTCAACATTAGATATTCAAGTTGCAATTGATAGAGATAGAGTAAATAATTCATCAATAATTGGAGCAAACGATAATGATGGAGAAGAGTTTGCGGGATGGGTTCAGGCAATAGGTAACACAGACGGTGAAGTTGGTATTGCTAGACTCACAGGCGATTTTGGAGTAAGGGGTGGTAGTAAACCAGATGCGACTGTAGTTTGTAGTGGTGCACCTTTAGCAATAAAAGCAGCACAAAAAAAGCATATCGACAGAGCAAACAAGGCAAGAGAAGATGTCGCAAAACATTTAGATACTTTACCTCCTATACTTGGTGCTCCGGCGGCAGGATTTCTTGGTACTGTTTTAAAAATTGTAGGGATAGCAGGTTCTCTTGGTGCTATTTTTCCTCAAGTATCTCCCATGGGCGGTATTGTTGGTAAGATTAAAGAAATAAAAGACTCAATCTTACAACAAACAGGAATTCAAGGAATTATTGATGATATTAAAGGTGCGTATGATAACGCAGTTGCAACAGTAGAAGGTGTCTTTGAAGATATTCAGGAGGGAATAGAAGAAACTTTTAATGATTTAGTGGGTAGAGGAGAAGCAGTTGCACAAGACGTTGCAGATGGAATTAGTAGTTCGATCACTAATTCTGCTGCTACAACCAGTTCTGCTACTGCTGCAAATGCACTTAGTTCTCCTGCGGGTGTTAATATATTCGAGAATGCCGCAGTTGAACTTAATTTAGAATCTACTGGTGTTCTTAGAGGAAGTGGGGCAAATCTTGGGCAAAGGATATCGAGTATATCTCCTAGTGGGCAAGTAAATCTTAGTATTGGAGGACTCTTAAGAGAGTTAGCAGAAGAGACAATAAGTGTTCTTAAACTTGAGGTGAAACGCCTTACGACATTCAATATTCCAGACGATGCAGTTAATAATATAGTCAATGACATAGTTGAAGGTGGAGTTAAAAGGGTAAAAGCAGTTGCAAACATAACAGTACTAGATGGAGCAATAACTCCTCTATTAAATAAATTTGAAGGTATAGTAGATGAAGTAGACGGAATACTCTCGGGTGAGTTAACAGAAATTGATGTATTAAACAAGATAGCAGAAATTGGCAAAAAGAGTGGAGCAACCGCAGCAGAGATAAAAGAAGTTCAAGACGCATTTAGAGAGAAAATGAAACAAGTGGAAAATAGTTCTGCTTTTAATGACAATCTTGAAGATATATTTACAGAAGATGGTAATACGACAAGGTCTTTACCACCACCAAAACTTAAAGAAAAGTTCTCATACGTTGGTTCAGTAGAGGAACTAGAAAGAGAATTTTATTTAAGTGTCATAAGAAGCGAAAGACCTATTAGGGATGTCGTTATTCATGCAACCGAGACATTCACGAATAAAAATATAGGCGCAGAAGAGATAGAAGATGCTGAGAATCCAGACAGTCGTGATCAAACAATAGGTTATCATTATGTTATTCGAAGAGACGGAAGACTTCAACGCGGAAGGGCAGTCTCAGAGCAGGGAAATCATGCGGGTTACGGGTTTGATGTAACTTCTATTGGTATTGCTATGGTTGGTGGTATTAATAGAGCAAGTACAGAAAATTTAAACTTTCAAACTTCAAGCGCATCATTTACACGTGCTCAATATGATACGTTAGAACAATTCCTTAAAACATTTTATAACCACATTCCTGGAGGAAATGTTTTTGGTCATAACGATTTACACAGACTTTTCTCAGATTCAGTTTCTGTGGAAACAGTTGATGAATATTTAGACCCTTACTTTGATGTGGCAGAATATATACTTTCTTTATTCGGAAAGGTAAACACATTACAACTAGAAAGTGCTGACTTCGATGCGAACGAAGAAGATGTCGTAACAGGACATTTCCTTGTACAATCTATTCCTCCAGATTCAAATACAAGTCTTAGTGTTACAAATATTACAACTATTGATGAGAATGGAGAAGTAGTACAAGAAGAAGAGTCCTTCCTCGATGTAATATCAAGACAAGAAACAGAAATACCTAGAGCAAGAAGAACTCCAGCAGGAGATTTTTCTAATAGATTAGCAAGAGAAGCAGAAGAAGCAAGAATAGCAAGAGAAAATACAGAGAATTTACCTTTATTATCATCACCTCCAGTCGAAAATAGTCCAATTCCTGGGTCAGTAAAACATCCTGGAGCAGTTATACTTGATTGGTTCTCTAGATTAACACCTGCGTCTAAGGCGTTAAGAAGATATAATCGAATTCAAAGACAAGCAGCAATCGATGCAGAAAACTTTGAAACGAACAGAAATAGTTCTACAGATGTTCCAATAGAAAACCTAATACCTGATATTGATGTCGTTGCTGATGAAGCAGAAGCAATAAATGAAAAACCACCTAAATCACAATATTTGGTGGTTTATGCACCACAAATTGGATCAAAGGACCCAGACAGCGCTATAAAAGAGGGCGACTTGGTAGACCCAGCACTATTCAAAGATGCAGGTAAGAACATACCAAAGGATTTAACAATACTTGCAAACCTTATACAATCAAATATAACGGTCAGTAGTGGGTATCGTGACCAAATTTATAACAAACAAATTGGTGGGAAAAAATATAGTCGTCATTTAAAAGGAATAGCAGTTGACTTTCAAATTGATAAATTTGCTTCAAAGAATGGCGGGACTGGAAACAATAGATATGGAAAAAATTACTATCACAGTGCAGAGGCACATTCTGTAATATATCCTTTGGTAAAAAAGGCAGTAGAGGACTTAGGTTATGGGGGGGTTCACTTGTATGGTTATTTCATACATTTAGATAAAGGTCCACTTCAATGCGGAGAAGGCGGAGGGGTTCTTCCTCAAAACCACGGAAACAGACCACTTGGAGAATTTATGAGAAGAAAAGGATTTACATCAACAAACCTAACTCAAGAAGACTCTAGATATGACGAAAGCGGAAAATATCTCGGACCAAAAACTAATTAAGGTAAAATAATGACAACAAAAACAAATAAATTTGACAGTAGAGTAAATGACTTTGGTATTGGTAAAGAAATCAGTGAAGGGGTTTCTGCAGATGGAATGCAGAATGCTTCAGGGGATTACCCAAGAAGAGAATATAACTTTGGTTCGTCTATAAACAAAGCAGCACTTGGTACTAAGGTAAACCAACTCTATACAGGTGGTGGTGAGATTGGTGTTCCTTTAGGAATCCCAAAACAAATGCCATCACAATATCCTTTCAATCAAGTAGATGAAACCCCAAGTGGTCATGTTATTGAGATGGATGATACTCCAGGAGGAGAACGAGTCCTCATCAAACACCGTAAAGGTTCGGGTGTAGAGTTACGTGCTGATGGTACGGTTGTAATATCTGCATTGAATAATAAGGTTGAGGTGACAGGGGGAGACCAAACCGTAATTATTGAAGGTCATGGTAATCTTGTATACAACGGAAACCTTAATCTTAAAGTAAGTGGTGACTATAATGTAGAGGTTGGAGGAGATTACAATCTTAATGTAGCAGGAAACAACAATACAAGAACTAATAGGGCACACAAACTTGAAGTTGCTGGACCATGTATAGAAAAATATTTAAATACTAAAACAGAAAAGGTTCTTAAAACTAATACAAGAACTATGTTATCAAATGACTTTAATTATGTTAAGGGGAATAGGGAAGACGGAACAGAAGGTGATTACAAATCTACTTCTCGTGGAGATTTCTTAATATCCTCTGAATCACAAATTGATATTGTCTCCCCAGACGTTAACATAACAGCACCAATAGCACTGAACATAAAAGGAACCGCTGGTCTTATAGGTGGTAGTCATATAAGGTTTACTGGACAAACTTTCAGTGGAGGTTCTGAAGAAGAAAATAAACCAATAACTACCTCTCCTTTTAATGCTGATGATTCAGATGGTTTTGGACTTTCTCAGTCTGATAGTTCTGATAACCCATCCGGATATAGAACTGCTATATTTCACGGAACATTTAAAGGTACTGCGGATAAAGCATTACATGCAAGTAAAGCGAATAGTTCTGTTCTTGCTCTCGCATCATCTACTGCGCTTGGTGCTGTTGGAACAAGTACTGCAGCAGCAGGGTTTATTGCTGCTGCAAGTGCTATCTCTGGTATTATGGCAGTTAAAGATATGATGGCAAACTTTAGTCAAGAAGCAGAAGATGGTGGTCATATTCCATTAAACCCTAAAGAAGTTCGCGACCTCGCAAATAATTTAATACCAACTGATGGTCCATTAAGAAGAGACTTAGCACTCTCAAAACCTATACAGCATACAACGGTTGACGCTGGAGACTTTATAAGAAATGAAACAAAAAGTTATGACTACTATCTTGACACTTTCAGAAGAAAACCTACAACACAAGAAATAAGGTCAGCATTTAGGAATGTAGATACAAGACTAAATACTCTTCTTGGAGCAAAACTTATAATTGATGGAAAGTTACATAAAACATATTTAAACGCAGTTCCCCCAGCACTCACAGGAAGAAGTGCTTCGTTTTCTCAAAAAGATAGAGGCAGGTATGGGTATACAGCAATAGGTAACTCATTAGATAATAGAGGAAAGAGATTTTAGAATGACAAGATTGATACCAGACCCGTTATACGACCCTAATAATTTATCACCTATAAGTTCTAGGACTAAACTTGCTCCAGGAATTTCAATAGCAAAGTTTCTTGGGGCATATGGAGATAGAACTTCATTCAGATATATAACAAATGAATTAGGGCGAGTTCAAATAGCAAGAAATTTAACCCTACACTCAAGAGCAATGTCCTTAATAAATGGGAATACAGATAGGTTTAATGATGTTCGAGTAATTGTAAGTGAAGGAATCTATTATCGCGAAATTCCAGATTTTACAAGTCCAGAGATGCAATTAAAAGCAACGGGAAGACTTGTGTATTATCAAGTAATTGGAACTAATGGATTGATTGATTTAGAACGTACTTATGATGTAGCAAAGTATTGGTTTGACCATATTGATTATGACGTTTTATATTTAGATTATGATCAATACAATCCGGATAAGAGTCTTACTGCACAAATTGGTTTAGAAATGCCTAGCGTGCCAGCAAATTATGATATTAAGTATAATCCTGGAGCAGGGTTCGGTGAGAAGGCATCGTTAGTGACTTTCTTCAACGGACAACTACAAGCATCAGGAAGTTTAGTTGAAATAACTAATAATAATTTAACTGATGGAATAACAGTATCAGAACCGATAATACAACAATAATATTATTTTATTTAAAAAGTAATGTTAAAAACATATAAATAAGAATATGACAAGAAGAGCATTCGCACAAGAAGATATAAACTTAGGAACTAACTCAGTAGAGATTAGTCGAACACGCAAGTATGTCGATATAGACTTGACCCTTTCTGCAAAACCAACATCAAAAGATATCTATAAAAAGAATGATGCTGCAGCAGTTAAACAAGCAGTTAAAAATCTAATTATGACTAACCGACTTGAAAAACCATTTAAACCTCAATTTGGTGGAGATATTAGAAGTGCTTTATTTGAACTAGCAGATTATGGTGAAAATTTTATTCTCACACAAAGAATAGTATCAACAATTCATTCTAGTGAACCTAGAGCAAAAGTAATTAATATTATTACTGCAACATCAGATGATTATAAAAATTCTGTTAATGTGACAATAATATTTAAAGTAAGAAATACATCTGAGGTGGTTCAGTTAACCACAAATCTCGCAAGGTTAAGATAAATGGCAACTACAATAAATTCAACATCACTAGATATTAATAGTATAAAGAACAATCTAAAGGATTCTCTTAGAAACTCTGGTGAGTTCGAAGACTTTGATTTTGAAGCATCAGGAATATCGAGTATTCTTGACGTACTTGCCTACAACACACATTACAACGGTCTTACCGCAAACTTTGCGTTGAACGAATCATTCCTGAGTACAGCGCAACTTAGAAGTTCAGTCTTATCTCTTGCAGAGGGTATAGGGTATGTTGCTGATTCTAGAACCTCATCACAAGCAACTATAAATTTATCTCTTGTTGTTAGTGGTAGTGGCGTGATTGCTCCACCCCTTATTCAAATAAACGAAAACTTTAAATTCAATGCTACAGTAGATGATGAGAGTTATATATTTCAAACTCGTGAAGATATAAGCGCAGTGAATAATAATGGTAATTTTATTTTTTCAGATATATCCGGAGAAACAAATATAAAGATTATAGAGGGTCTGCAAAGAACAAAAACGTTCATAGCATTGAAAGCATCAAATAATCCTATCTATGTTATTCCAGACAAAAATATGGATATGTCTACTGCAATAGTAAGGGTCTATGATTCAGCAACCTCATCAACATTCACTACATATTCTAATATAGTAAATGCTCAAACAATTAATGAAAACTCAACACTTTATATATTACGCGAAGCACCAAACGGAAACTTTGATTTATCTTTTGGTAATGGTTCCACACTCGGTAAAGCACCTAACGTTGGTGCAAAAGTAGAAGTAGAATATATCTCAACCAATGGTAGTGCCGCGAATACAGCAAAGGTGTTTGAGGCATCACAACAGGTATTCATAAATAATGTTGGATATACTCTTTCTGTATCAACAGTATCTCCCGCTGTTGGCGGTAGTTCAAAAGAAGGTATAGAAAGTATTCGTAAGAATGCTCCATTCCAATACGCATCACAGAATAGAATGGTAACTGCCGCAGATTACTCTGCGTTGATACTTAAAAACTTCTCAACATTCATTAGTGATATACAATCCTTTGGTGGAGAAGATGCATTAGAACCAGAATTTGGTGTGGTGTTCGTTTCAATACTCTTTAATGATGAGGTTATAGAATCAGGGCAAGATACATCAGTTAAAGAAGATATCCTAGATTTAGCAGAGCAATTATCTGTTGCCTCATTTGATGTTAAGTTCGAAGACCCCATAAAGACGTTTATTGAAGTTACAACCTTTTTCCAATTCAATGACAACTTAACTACCCTTTCTAGGAATACAATAGAAGGAGAGGTTAATGTAGCGATATCAAATTACTTCACAAACAACACTGGTAAATTTGGTCAATCATTCAGAAGGTCAAACTTATTATCTTTGGTAGATGCTACAAGTGCCGCAGTATTATCATCAAGACAAGAAATAAAAATGCAAAGAAGGTTCACACCTACTCTCACAGCAATACAAAATCATACCCTTAGATATGCTGCACCTATAGCAGCACCAGACGATGAATTTTATAGAGTTACTTCTGACCCATTTTTATTTAAAGGGAATGTTTGCATAATACGAAACAGATTAAAGTCAAATGTTCTTGAAATATTTAACAGTAATTCTGGTACAGTAATTATTGATAATATCGGAGACTATTCTAATGATGTAGTAAGGTTAGTTGGTCTTCAAGTTGACTCTTTGACTTCAGGCGATTCGTTTATAAAACTAAGTGCAGTTCCCGCAAATCAAAGTGCAATATCTCCTCAAAGACAAGACGTTTTAGTTTTAGATAGTGCCAAAACTTTCACCAAGGTTGTTGACGTACTAGATGGAGTTAATACTTAATGTCTACAAATAAGGACATAACACTTTTAGATTATAATAGGAGAGAACTTTCTTTACCTAAATACTCTGTAAAGGAAATCCTTCCAGAGTTTTTTCGCACTGAGTATCCTAGATTAATTACTTTACTCGACCAATACTATCATTTTGAGGATTCAAATTCATCCCCATCTAAACTTGTTAATGAACTTTTCAAAACAAGGGATATATCTCAAACAGACTTAAACCTCCTTTCATTTATTGAAGATGAATTGTTATTAGGTCAGTCTTTCTTTGAAGGGTTTCAAGATAAACGTGCAGCATCAAAGTACTCTAATATATTGTTTAGGTCAAAGGGTACAAAGTATTCTATACAACAATTCTTTAGAACATTCTTTGGTATAGACCCCGACATTATATACACAAAGAAAAACATATTTAATGTTGGTGATAAAATTGGAACTACTAGTGAAAAGTATATAACAGATAACAAGTTATATCAAAGACATGCAATACTTATTAAGTCAGAACTAACTCAAGATAAATGGAGAGATGTGTACAAACTTTTCGTTCATCCTGCTGGAACTTACTTAGGTTCAGAGATACAAATAGTAAGTGCAACCTTAGATACTATACTTGCTCCGGATGTGATTGTTGCACCTCCCCCACCATTCGCTGTTCATAATCAAGCATCCTTTGCTGCCTCTGCATTTATAGACCATACTTCTATTGTAACAGATACTGCAGCAGATGGGTCAACAAGTACAAGTAGAATACGACCTGAGATTGTAAGTATGATATTCGACGGAACGAGCGGTATTACTATTGAACAGATAAATAATCAGTATGGAAGTTTACGTGAAGCACAACTCGCAACATCACCAACCTTTGATGATGATAGTATTGACTTCTCAAATGACTTTGCATTCGAAACATTAGACCAAGGTAAACACGAATAATTGAAAATATAAGTCAATAACTATTATAAATAGAATAAAGAATTAGGAATATTATAAATGGCAAAACAAATATTAAATAAAGGAAGTTCAGCGAATGACGGTGGTGGCGATACACTTCGTCAAGGTGCGCAAAAGATTAACGAAAACTTTACTGAACTCTATACAATATTAGGTGGTGATAGTTTAACTAATGCCGTAAGGTTTAATGCCGATGGAGTAGAGTTTGAGGGTAGTGGTAGTGATGATAATTACGAGACAACACTTACTGTAGTAACTCCAACCGCAGATAGAACGATTACTCTTCCTAATGCCGATGGTACAGTTACCCTCAATGCTGAGACTCAAACACTTACAAACAAGACATTAACGAATCCTATATTAAGTCCTACTGCAACTACTGCGGGTAAGATAGAATTCTTAGAAGGTACAAACAACGGAACAAATAAGGCAACTCTGATTGGACCTGCTTCAACTGCAGATGTCACAGTAACCTTACCTGCCGCAACGGATACCTTAATTGGTAAAGCAACAACAGATACACTTACTAACAAGACACTAACAACTCCTACAATAAACTCACCTAAGATTGGTACTGAGATACAAGATGCAAGTGGTAATGAACTCGTTGAGATAACCTCGACAGGAAGTGCGGTAAATCATTTCAAACTTACAAATGCCGCAACAGGTGATAACCCTACATTAGAAGCAACAGGTTCAGATAATAATGTTGGACTCAATGTTACGAGTAAGGGAACAGGACTTGTTACCGTAACAACAGGTTCTGCATTCTCATCAGGCACTTCTTCAATTATTACTGAAGGTAATGGGCATGTAATGTCTTTGTCTAAAACTACACATATTTTTAATAGTAGTGCAGGTGTTTATGCTTCTTCTCTTGCAAACGGTACACAAGGACAAATAATATTCATTATAAATAAAAACTCGAGTACAGTAACAATAACTCCTGCCGCTTTTGGTGCAGGAACATCAATCGCATTAGCGCAGCATAAGACCGCAACTCTTATGTTTGATGGAACTCAGTGGCAATTAATATCAACACATGGTGGAACGGTAGCATAAAATGGCAATATTAACAAATACATTCAAAAGAGATACTATAGGGTTTATTAAAGATGACTTTGATAATGCTTCAAACCATTATCATATCGGTATAGGTAGGTCAGAAGAATGGAACTCAACAGACACAACCATTCCTGCAGAAAATACAGATTACGAAGAAAGGTTATTTAGAAATTCTCTTCAATCTGTTAAGAAAGTAGCAGATACAGACGCAACGTTTGTTATTGAAAGACATAACTGGACTGCGAATGCTAAATACTCTGCATATAGTGACAAGCAAGCAGTTGCCCCAAGTAACCCATATTATGTTATGAACGACCAAAATGACGTATTCGTTTGCGTTCAAAACAATAAAATTGATGGCGTGGTACAAAATTCTACAGTACAACCCACCTTACAATCATCAAACCCTTATATTATTTTTGAAACTTCTGATGGATATGCGTGGAGATTTTTATATTCTATATCTGCGGCAGACGTAAGTAAGTTCGTTGCTGCTAATTTCCTTCCTGTTAAATTAGTTGGTACTCCTGGAAATGCTACTGAAACTCAACAGAAAGCAGCACAAGATGCTGCAGTATCTGGACAAATATTAGGATATGAAGTTGTATCTGGAGGAGTAGGGTATAGCGGAACAGTAACTCTTGCTGTTGAAGGTGATGGGACTGGTGCTGTCGCAACAGCAACTTTGAGTGGTGGTGCAATTTCTAAAGTAGAAGTTACAAGTATCGGAACTCCTGCAAACTTAGGTACAGGATACACTAATGCTATTGTGAAAATTACAGGTGGTTCACCAACTACTGCTGCGGTCATTAGACCCATATTTGCCTCAAAAGGCGGTTTAGGTAGTGACCCAAGAGTTGATTTACGTTCAAGTTCTATTATGTTTGTAGTAAAACCAGATGGAGCAGATGGTAGTGGAGATTTCATAATAGGAAATGATTTCCGTCAAGTAGGGTTGTTTAGAAATATAACAACAGATGGTAGTACACTCTTTACTGCTTCAACAGGTCTTGCTTTAAGGAAATTAATATTAAGTGGTGCACCCACTGCAGCATTTTCTGTTGATGAAACTATAACAGATAGTACTACAGGCGCAAAGGCAGTTGTAGATGCTATATCTACAAATGGGCAAACACTAACATTCCATCAAAATGACACAACAGGTTATGGGACTTTTGGTGTAGGAAATACATTAACTGGAGGTGATGGCGGTAACGGAACTATCCATGGTAGTTCTCATATAACTGCAGCAGAGGTAGATATCTCAACTGGAGATGTGTTATATATAGATAATAGAGCAGCAGTAACTCGTTCAGCAGACCAAACAGAAGACATTAAAATAGTCATACAACTTTAGGATAATAGAATAATGCCAACAACTTTTACCTCAAATGTCTTTTCGTCAACATATAAGGATGACTACAAGGATAGTGATAACTATCACCGCATATTATTTAATAGTGGTCGCGCGTTACAGGCACGCGAACTCACTCAGATGCAAACAATTATACAAGAAGAGATTGGAAGATTTGGTCGTAATATATTCAAAGATGGTGCTGCCGTAAATCCAGGAGGTCCATCTCTTAATAATGATTATGAATTTGTTAAACTCGCAACAAACTCTTTAACAAATATATTAAACTCAAGTCTTATAGGATTAGAATTTACAGGAAGTAATGGCGCAAAAGCAAGGGTTCTTGAGGTTGTAGATGCAGTAGGTGATGACCCAGACACTCTTTATATACAGTACACTTCGACAAAAGATGGTGGGACTGGTGCTTCAGCAGTAAGGTTTGGCGTATCAGAAACATTATCAAGCGGAAGTACAACTCTTGTAACTGCAGGTTTAGATAAACAACCCGTTGTGGGTCGTGGTTCTAAGATTAATAATGCTTCAGGAGACTTCTTTGTAAGGGGTCATTTCGTATTCGTTAAAGAACAAGGTCTTATACTCTCTAAGTATACACAAAATCCTAGTAAAGTTATTGGTTTTAAAATAACAGAAGATATAATAACATCTACAGATACTGACGCATTATTTGATAATCAAGGAGCAACACCTAATCAAACATCTCCAGGAGCAGATAGATATAGGATTCAACTTACTTTAACAACAAGGGATGAAGTTGCTGCTAATGAAAACTTTGTTTATTACTGTGATGTGTTTGAGGGTAAAATTGTTGATCAAGTATCAGGTACAGATGATTATAATAAAATAACTGAAGTCCTTGCTACAAGAACAAAAGAAGAATCAGGAAACTATATCGTAAAAAGATTTAAGTCAAACGTTTTAGATGCTGGCACTAATCAAAGTATTACTATATCTCCAGGAGTCGCATACATAAACGGATATCGTGCGGTAACTAACAAACCAACAACTTTAACTGTATTAAAACCAAGAACAACAACAGTACTTGATAATGATATTGCTCCAGTCTCATATGGTTCATATTTTATATGTGATACCTTTGAAGGTAAGTTTGGTATAGATTCATTTGAGGTGATCAACCTAAGAGACAAAGCAGGATATACAGATAGTACAACTTTAACATTAGGTACTGCAAGAGTTCGATCAGTAGAAAAAGACGGCAGTAACTTTAAAGTCTATTTATTTGATATTAAAATGAATGCAACTAAAAATATTCGTGACGTTAAAAGTATTGGTTTATCAACAATAAGATTTGCAAACGTTTTACTAGAAAATTCTAAAGCAGTTTTAAAAGAGTCAGGTAATAATACACTCGTGTATAGCACATCTTATCCTCGTATCAAAACTATATCAAGCAGTAACTTCGAAGTTCAAAGACTTTTCACTGCCTCAACAGGCACTAATGGTGACTTCTCAATATCCGGATTAGCGACTGGAGAAACTTTTGTAAGTAGTGGTGAGTGGATAGTAACAGATACTACAACAGGAGATGTTGCGGCATCAACGTTTACAATAAATTCTCCCTTTACTTCTGCTGCTATCAATACTTCTCTTGTTAGTGGTAGAGCAGTAACAGTATTAGCAAAGGTCAATAAAGCATCAGCATCGCGTAGGAGAAAATTTCTTCGTGAAAAAACTTTATCAGTAGATTTAACACAAGGTCTATTGACAGATAGTAGAACCGGAGTGAAATATGTTGACTTACATAATACAGATATTATATCAGTATCGGAAATAAAACAAACCAATACAAATGGAACAGACTTGTCGCATAAGTTTAATGTTGATAACGGACAAAGAGTAAGTCACTACGCAAATGCAAGACTTGTTTTAGATAAGGGTACAACCGACCCAACAGGAACTCTTTTTGTAAAATATAAACACTTCGAGCATGCAACAGATGGAGATTTCTTTTCAGTTGATTCATATGACGGTGAGATAGCATACAATAAAATACCAGACTTAAAATCAAATGGAACAGTAGTTGCTAATTTAAGGGATGTTATAGACTTCCGTTCTGCTGTTGACTCTGATGGAACATTTGGTGATGCTAGTGGTGGCAGAGACGCTACTATGCATGAACTTCCTAAAAATGGAGATTTCTTTAGTGGAGATGTAACAAACTATCTTAACCGTTCTGATAAAATTGTTATAACAGAACAAGGTATAATAAAGAATATTACAGGTACTGCTGCTCTTGATGCATCACTTCCCCCTACACCAGAAGGAACTTTACCATTATTTGAAATATCTCATAATGCTTATGGACTAAGTGAAAAAGACCTTGCCATAAATCCAATTGAAGCAAAACGATTTACAATGAATGACATCTCTAAATTAGAGAAACGTATTGATAAAATTGAAGAGACAACTTCTTTAAATTTACTAGAGGTTGATACAAACTCTTTATTAGTACTAGACGGAAGTGGTAATATCAGAACTAAGTCAGGGTTCTTTGTTGATAACTTTAGAAATCGTGCCTTTACTGATTTCAATAATGTAGAGAATCGTTCTGCGATTGACCCATCCCTTGGAACTATGCAAAATCAACAGTTGACAAACAATTTCACTTTAAGATATGATTCTGATAAGTCAACAAACACTATATTAAAGGGCGATACAGTCTTCATTAACTATAGTGAAGACTCAGCGATAAAACAAATTAAGGCAACAGGAACAGAAAATGTAAACCCATTTGCTGTAATTACAGGAGTAGGTAATATAACATTATCTCCCACTTCAGACGAATGGGTAGATACTGTATTTGAACCTCCTTTAATCACAATGGTTCCAAGAGTTGGATGGGATTGGTCAACAAATAACTTCTTCCCAATGAATGGTTTCGGAACAGTTGACGCAGGTACATTCACAGGTTGGAATGGCGACCAAATGTGGAACTGGAATGGTACTTCATCAAGACCTACTAATGATGTTAGAGCACAAGCAGCAGGTGCAGGTGGAGGCGGTGGACTTTTCGGTCTAGGAGCATTTACTAATCCAGCACTTGAGGCATTTGCCTCCAGACAAGCAGAACAAACTAGGTCTCCTAGAATCGTTACAGGTGCTGGAATTATTCGTGAAGTGATTGAAGATAGAGAAGTATCTGTCACATTCATACCTTTCATAAGGTCAAGAAAAATATTCTTCAGAGCGGAAGGATTAAAACCTAATACAAGATTCTATGCTTTCTTCGATGGAGTCTCCGTAGACAACTTTATAAAGGGTGATGATGCATTTGCTAACTTCGCTGACTCAGAAACAGGCGGAGTTGAATATGGCGATGAATTCAGAGAATCAACCCAACATCCTCAAGGTACTGCTGCACTCACATCATCTGCCGAAGGAAAGGTAGAAGGTTCTTTCTTCATTCCGTGTAATTCTCTTCCGGAGGACGAAGATGCAGAAGATACAGGTGTAAGGTTCCGAACTGGAGAGGTTGAATTTAAGTTACTAGATATAAGTGCGAATAATGATGAATCAGCAACAAGCATTGCAGCAGCATTGTATACAACCGCTGGCACACTTTCTACTCGCGTACAAACTATAAGACAATTTGATCAAATAAGAAGAGCACAAGACCCTCTTGCTCAGTCATTCCGAGTTACCAAATCATCAGGAATGTTTGTAACTAAAGTGGATTGTTACTTTAAAAGTGCAGATGCAAGTGTTCCTATACAATTACAGATAAGACCTATGGTAAATGGTGTTCCTTCTGCAAGTGAAATTGTTACGGGTGCTGTTAAATTTATAGATGGTGGTGCTGTAGAAACTCCAGATGCAGATGAACAAGATATGACTGGTGTTCTTGGTCATCCTACAACATTCGAGTTTGATCAACCAATTTTCTTAAATCCAAACACAGAGTATGCGATTGTTCTTCTTGCAGAATCAGTAGAATTTGAGGCATATGTTGCAGAAACATATGAATATGAACTTGGTTCAACTGAAGCAAAGGTTAACAGACAACCTAGTATGGGTTCACTCTTTAAGTCACAAAATGGTTCTACATGGGAACCAGACCAAACAAAAGACCTTATGTTCAAAATACATAATGCTGTATTTGATACAGCAGGAGGCACTGCGGTATTTGAAAACACAGATACACAAAACTTATTACTTAGAACTAATCCTTTATTCACTACAAGCGGTTCTGCTGCGATTACTGTTCTTGCTCCAGGACATGGTTATAGAAAAGACGATACTGTAACAATTTCTGGAGTAACAGGAAGTGACAATAATGGTATTAGTGCTGCAAATCTAAATGGTAATAGGGTTGTAACTGCTGCTGACGGATTTGGTTTCACTTTCAACGCAGGTGGTAATGCTGATACAACAGGTAGAACTGGTGGGTCAGGATTTAGATTCCCTGATCAAAGAAACTTTGATGGTGTTATTCCGAACTTTACTGCTCTTGTTCCAGATAATACAAAAATTGGATTTACTTCTGAGTTTACAAACGGAAGTTCTTTGGCAGGTTCAGAAACAGCATATGGTAAAGCGGCAGTTACAGGTTTATCTATAGGGGAAGAAAACTTCTTCACTAAACCTAGAATGATTGCAAACAGAGCAAATGAAATCGCTTCAATTGAACCAGCAGGTACTCTAGTTCGTTCAACGACCTTTAATATGGCATTAACATCAACTAGTTTAGATGTCTCTCCCACTATAAATGCTCAGAGGTCTTCTATAACAACAATATCTAACCTTATAGATAAACAAATATCGGGTAGTACAGAAACCACAGGGTTTAATATTCCATTAAATTATATTGCAGAGACTAATGCCTTTGGTGGTTCTGCTCTTGCTAAGCACCATACTGGAGTATCTGTATTAGATGAACCTGCAGTTGGGTTGAAAGTTATTCTTAATGCATTAAGACCAAGTGAAGCAGACTTTAGGTTGTACTTTAGAGTTGCTAATGAAGGGGACGATATAACAGATGTAGATTGGACTCTTCAGACTCAAGAAGAAAATGTTCCTCCGGATACCTCTTCTTTCAGAGAATATAGATATCTGATAGGCGGCGCAGGAGGTGACCTTGATGAGTTTACTCATTATCAATATAAGATTGAAATGAGAAGTTCAAACTCTTCTGCACCACCTATCATTAGAGACTTTAGGTCAATAGCATTAGCAACATAATATGAATAACAATTTAGTAAAAGTAACAAATGGTGTCGGTCTTGCTCGTGATAGGAATACTGGAACCATTTTAAATATAAATAAAAGTGAGATTAGAGAAGCACGTGAAAGAAAAGAACTAAGAAAACAAAAGGAAAATGAGTTCGAACAACTTAAGGCAGATGTCTCTGAGATGAAACAACTCTTAAACACTATAATAGAGAAACTATAATGACCACACCAGCAAATAAACCGAAACTTGTTATTACCAATACCTTCTCGGATTTGGTGACTAAATTTAATACTGTCTCTATTGACTTAGGAGCGACAGGCGCACTTAATACATCACAAGATTCAGATGTAGTAGGAGCAATTAATGAATTAGAAGCAGACTTATTTAATGCAGAAGGTGGTACTAAAAGAACCCTTGCTTCGCTTACAACTACCGACAAAACTTGTATTGTTGACGCAATAAACGAACTTGATTTACTACAGGGTGACACTGCAATGGGTACAACTGCAACTACCGTTACAGGTGCGATTGCAGAAATAGAAGGTGTCTTTGATGCCTCCGCGAAAGGTATTAGTGCGGGTTCAAATGCGTTTGATATTGCTTCAGGTGCATTTAGTGTTGATGCTTCAGGGGCAATTACTCTTGATGCTACAGGAGATGTAGTGCTTAAAGATGCAGGAGTTGTTTTCTCAACCCTAGAGAATAGTAGTGGTAATCTAATTCTGAAATCTGGTACAACTACAGCATTAACGTTTGCGGGTGCGAATGTTACTATGGCAGGAACTATAACGCCAAGTATTTCTCTTAGCACAAGTGCTACTACAGTTGCTACAGCAATTAACGAAAACCATACAGAGGTAACTGCTGCGACAACTAATATTGCTACATTAAATACTAACATTGGTACAATCAATGCAACTAACTTAGGGACAACGGCATCAACAGTTGTTACTGCGATAAAAGAAGTTCACGATGAAGGTGCTACTGCAACAAGTAACGTAGCAACCAACACTAGTGCTATCAGTACAATCAATACTAAACTAGGGACAATTACTGCTGTCGCAATGGGAACTACTGCGTCAAACGTAGGTGCTGCTATACGAGAACTTGAAGAAGAAATTGATACAATTAATAGTACTGGTGCTTCTCCAAATAACGATGCAATAGGTACTATCGGAAACCTTACCACAACAGCAACTAATCTGACTGCCGCAGTAAATGAAATAGAAGCAGACCTATTTAATGCAGAAGGTGGTACTAAAAGAACCCTTGCTTCATTAACAACAACTGATAAAACTTGTATTGTAGATGCCATAAATGAGTTGAAGGCAAGTATCCCATTGATATATGCTGCTGACGGAACGACAGTATTGAATTAGGAGTAATTGATGTCTCGATTACCATTAAAACATAAATCTGCTAATGATGTTCAGGAGATAACGACTTCTGAACATAACTACATTGCATATCTTGCAGGGTTAGAGTTACAAACTTCATCCGGAACATATAGTCAAACATCTTTAGGTGCTCTTGGAACTACTGGGGATACTGATGAACTGATTGGTTCTTTAAACAATTCAGAATATGATGGTGATGTTGGTGACCATGGAACACTTAGTGTGACAAATACTACAACTAACATATATCAACAAAGTGGTTCTGTTCCCTCTTTACCAACAAATTTTCGCAATCCTTTGTATCAATCTAAAACAGGTATTCAACAAGAGATACGCGAGTTTAATGATGCAGACCAATTAGCGCTCGGAGAAACTCTTGCAGGTATAATATACTCAAATAATTATCCTGGAACTTTTTACTTAGGTTCTTCTGCCCCTAGTCCTGCTTCAAATTATGCTGTTGCTATTGCAAATGTCATGACCGACACTACTACAGACGCAGACGATACTGATACCGTTTTTAACCTTTATCAAAGAAAGACTATGACGTCAAGTCCATCTACTCCTTCTGCTATTTCTACTATGTGTGTTCAAAGAGCAAGTGGTCAGACAGGAGATTTCCAAGGGTTACAATTAATGTCTTTAGCAAAGATGAAAGCAACTGCAAAACATTGCCTTGATAGATATCTTGCATTAAACACAAGCACTAATCTTGGTATCGGTTCATATCTAATTAGAACTTCTACTCCCTCAGAGACAGGAACATGGGTTCAAAGAGGCGAAGCAATTGATAAAAGAAACTCAATAACGCAGGTCAATTATACTGGAACGTTTTCAGGAACACCAAGAACTTCTACGACAAGGGTTGCTAATTTTATAACTCAATACACAAATACGAGAAATTCAGTTACAAGCACCCAAGACTTCTCCAGTTCAAGAACTTCAACTACAAGAACTGAAGACTTTTCTTCACAAAGAACCTCTTCTTATACAGGAACCTTCACAGGTACATTCACAGGTACTTTTACGAGTACGTTCACAAGTACATTCACAGGAACATATACTAATCCTGGAACAACTACGACATATAATAATATCACTGAATCCTATATTGCTTGGCAATTCACTAGTGGAATATATAATGGCACAGGAACTGACCGTACAGATGTTTTTATTGACGGAACAATTGTTGCAACTTCGTCAGGTAGTCCTACAACTATCGTAAGTGGAGGTGTTACATATGCACGAACAGGGTTTCATTCTAGACCTTATGGAATTGGTAATATGGTCTTATATAAGTTTTCCGCTACAACTGCAACAACTACTAGTACAGGAACACCAAGTACGAGAATATCAACAAGAACCTCTACTAACGATTTTACAAATACGTTTACAAGCACATTTACTCGAGACTTTATTGGTACACCTAGAACAGTCAATTACACAACAACCTTTACTGGTTTGCCAAGAACATCAACATCTACTACACAATATCAAGGTTTCTCTGAATCAATTACAAGTACTACAAACTTTACTACTAATTTCACACCCACATTCACAAACACCTTTGCAGGTGATACTATCCAAGATAATTCATACGCTGACATTGTCACATATAAACTATATGTAAGGACTGCATAAATAACATATAGATATACTTGATTGTGGAGATTTATTATGGAAAGAACTTGGAAAGATAATGCTTTCTGGGAAACACCCAAGAAAAAAATTCTAAATTGTATTAGCGAAGAAGTTTCTCCGGATGGAAAAATCATAACTAAGGTTATGAAACTTCAAGAAAAAAATCCTCTCTTTCAAGAATGTTTAACCTTTCTCGGCGAAGATGTTATTGATGCTTCTACAGTAGAACGCAAGGGAAGAAAACAAAGAGAAGCAGAGGTAAAACTCGAAAGTGAAAAAGAGTTACAGAAGGCAAAGAAACTAGAGAAACTTTTCAAGTACAAACTAGAAACTTTTGAGATACCTGAAATAAAATTAACTAAAAATAGAAAACTTAAATCAAAACTTCGTAGGTCGAAATCAACTATCGAAGTTAATCTATATGCTATGATGATACTCCAAGAAAGTCTGAAAGATGAATAAGGGGTTTATTATTGTTGCGTCAAGAAAGAACAACTTTTATATATATGCCATTAATCTTATAGAGTCAATCAAAGACTTCTATCCGGAGGCACATATCACTTTCGTTACGGAAGAAAGATTTCTTGATGGAAGAGAAGATATTGCTGACAATATTATATTATGCGATGATCACTATCGTGCAAAGTTATGGGGTATGGCAAACTCTCCATATGATGTTACTATGTATATTGATGCCGATATGGAATGTGAACACGAAGATATTATGACAGTATGGGATAACCTTGGCGAGAATGATATGGTGTTTCATGAACTTACTGAAGAACGCTCCAGATATTATTCAGTAAGACATTTTGAGGTTGACCATATAGAAAAGGGGGGTTGGTTCAGTTTATGCGGTGGAGTGTGCCTGTATAGAAGTTCCAATCCCCTAGTGAAAGAGTTTATGAATGAGTGGTATGAGTTATATGATAAACAGCAAAAAGGTAACTGGAAACCAGAGTGTTTCACAAGAATAGATGAATGGGATAAAAATTTAAAAGTCTTTGATCAAACAACACTATGGTACATGACAGAAAAAATGGAAAAGTATAAAGACCTCAAGATAGGTTTCTTTCATGATGACATTCGTTGGAACTACTTTACGCAATATCAGTATGAGAATCTAAAATCAATTGAGAACAAACCTGTCATACTCAGACATTATTCAGGTTGTCTTGAAAAGGATAAGGCATTGGTGTGAGGGATATACCTATAAATAATCCATATGTCAAGGAGGCATTAAATAACTTCCTTTGGTATTACGAGAATAAAGACCTTGTAATGAAAACAATAAAGAGAATAGGTAACACCAAATCACGGAAACATTTTACCTCAAAAAAATATTTAGACAATTTAGTTTTTATGGGTAGAGACCATAACGGATACCCTGAGGATATGTGTTCGTATGAACTTAAAGCAGATAAACTAGAATCAAATATAAAGGACAATACACATGCGGCAGAACTCATTAAAAGATACAGTGATTACAATACGGAATTATGTTCTATTCTTTGCACTAAGAACAATGCTCTAACCACAATGTATCCACCTAATGGATTTATTGGGTGGCACAATAATGCAAACGCGAGTGCTTACAACCTTATATTCTCGTGGAGTGAAACAGGGGATGGACACTTTCAATATATAGATGGAGAGACTGGTGAAACGATTGTAATGAAAGACAGAAAGGGTTGGAATTGTAAGGCAGGATACTTCGGTTCATATAATGAGCATGAAAGTAAACTAGTGTATCATTCTGCGGAAACTGATTGTTGGAGAATGACTGTATCGTATATGTTTAATCGTACTGAGATGAGTGCTAATATACAAGAAGAAACAATACAGGAGATAATGGATATCTAACCTCCCCCAGTATTCTTATTTCTTAACATTATGTATTACTACTTATACGAATTAAGATTTATAGAATTAATAATTAGTATATCCATCCCTCCCCAAAGAGTACTTTAATTATACTATACTTTTAAAGAAAAGTCAAGCATAAAATATATTTTTATTTCTCTGATATAGGGTTTCAAAAACATATAAATAGATGTAACGATTAAGTAAAATGGAATTAAAAAATGGCACTAGTATCACACGAAGATATTGTAATAAACCAAGGCACAGATGTCGCGATAGAAATACATCTCGTTCACGATAGTGGTAGTGTTTATGACTTAACAAACAGAACAGTAACCTCAAAAATGAAAAGAAGATATGCTGACTCCGCTGGAGACCCCTCAACAGTATCTTTCAACTCAGTTATTGCGACACCCCCAACAGCAGGTATCGTAACATTATCCCTAACTAACGCAGTCACAGATGCCCTTGAAACAAGAGGTCGTTATGTGTATGATGTAGAACTTTCCTTTGTAGACGATAATAACAATACTATTATCGAAAGAATACTACAAGGAGAAGTAGAAGTTTCACCCTCAGTAACAAGATAGATTAAATATGCCTTCAGTTATATACCGAGACCCAAAGATTAAAATAAATGCTGTTGTCTATAAGGACACCACAGTAAGAGTAAAGAAACTTGTAGTAGGGACTCCTGTAAAAAGAGTTACTTCAGGTGCATTTAATATTGATAACCTTTCAGGAGTAAGTACTTTAAATAAGACTGCAGGTTCTATACTTGCATACAATGCGTCCGATACAAATTGGTCTACCACAAACTTTGCTACAGGTAATAACATTTCTATTACTTTTGATAGTGCTGCAAATACATTTACCTTTGGTACGAATGCCGCATTAACGAATGTAACTTCACTTGACGCAACGACTACGAGTACAGTACGCGGTGTATTATCTGTAACAGATGCAGGAGGAGATGGTTCTCTTGCGTACAATAATAGTACAGGTGTAGTAACATATACTGGACCAAGTGCAAGTGAAGCACGCGCACATGTTTCTGCTGTTGATGCAGGGGGCGATGGGTCATTTACATACAACTCTGGGACAGGGGCATTTACTTATACTGGACCAAGTGCCGCAGAAGTTCGCGCACATATAAGTGCTAACAAAGGACTATCGATAAGTAGTGGTGAGTTGAATATTGACTCTGCTAATGTAAAGGGTATGTTCTCAGGGGGAACAGGAGTAACTTATAACAACGGAGTAATATCAATAGGACAACCTGTTGCGACCACTTCGGATGTTACATTTAATGATGTTATTATATCAGGTGACCTTACTGTATCAGGAACACAAACAACTGTCAATACCGAAACATTATTACTCGCAGATAATGTGATTGTTGTTAACTCAAATGCTACAGGTAGTCCAACCGAGAATGGTGGTATAGAAGTTGAACGCGGAGACGCAACTAATAAGACTTTGATATGGAATGAGACTGACGATAAGTGGACAGTAGGTTCAGAAACATTTGTAGCAGGAACCTTTGAAGGTAATGTTACAGGTAACGTAACAGGTAATGTTACAGGTCAAACTTCAGATATATCTAATCATGACACCGACGATTTAACGGAAGGTTCAACTAATCAATATCATACTACTGCTCGCGCAAGAAGTGCTGTATCCGTAACAGACGCAGGAGGTGATGGTTCACTTTCATATAATACTAATACAGGTGTCATTACATATACAGGTGCAAGTGCGGCAGAGGTTCGTGCGCATCTTACGGCAAACAAAGGTTTATCCGTAACAGATGGCGAGTTTAATATTGACTCCGCAAATGTTCGTGGTATGTTTAGTGCGAGTGGAGACTTATCCTATAACTCAGGAACAGGACAGTTCTCTTTTGATGTAGAAAATGTATATACCAAGGCAAACTTTGATAGTGATTTAGGTCTCGCAAATACAGGTCAACTTCCAGAAGGTAGTAATCTATACTATACAAACTCACGTGCTGACGCAAGGATAACTGCCGCGTTGATTGACGAAGATGATATGACATCTAACTCTGCAACTCGTTTACCTTCACAACAATCTGTAAAAGCATACGTTGATTCACAGGTACAAAGTAAGGATGCTTTGAGTGAACTCAGTGGAACTACTGATGATGTAACTGAAGGTTCAACTAATCTGTATCATACGGACGCTAGGGTAGATGCCAGAATAACAACCTCTTCAGTGACCGCTACAGGGGCATTGATGGACAGTGAGTTGACTGATTTGGCAGGTGTCAAAGGTGTCACTATATCCACTCTCCAACCTAAACCCTCGGAAGGTGCATTCGCGAACGGTGATAAAACTAAACTTGATGCGATTGAACCCGGAGCAACAGCAGACCAGACAGATGCAGAGATAAGAACTGCAGTAGAATCCGCAACTGACTCTAATGTGTTTACAGATGCAGACCATAGTAAACTTAATGGTATAGAAGCATCCGCTACTGCAGACCAGACAGATGCTGAAATAAAAACTGCGTATGAGAATAACTCAGATACAAACGCATTTACAGATGCAGAGAAAACGAAACTTACCAATATAGAAGCATCTGCTGATGTCACAGACACTGCGAATGTAACTTCTGCAGGGGCATTAATGGATAGTGAACTTGCGTCTATAGCAGATGTGAAGGCATTAGACCAATCCGTAGTATCAGGGGCAACTCCAACATTTACTACGACTAACTTTACAGATGATACTGATAAAAGGTTCATGACAGATGCTCAAGAAAGTAAGTTAGACGGAATAGAAGCAAGTGCTACTGCAGACCAAACCGACGCGGAGATAAGAGCGGCAGTAGAAGCGGCAACAGACTCGAACGTATTCACGGATGCTGATCATACTAAACTTAATGCGATTGAAGCAAGTGCTGATGTAACCGATACCGCAAATGTAACTGCGGCAGGTGCGTTAATGGATAGTGAAGTAGATGCTGATATCAAAACATTATCACTTCCTGCTAACACAACAATATCTGCGTTTGGTAAAACTTTAGTAGATGATGCTGATGCCGCTACCGCAAGAACAACATTAGGTGTTGATGCTTCTGGAACAGATAACTCAACAGACGTTACTCTAGCAGGTTCGCTTGATTACATAACTATATCAGGACAAGAAATAACTAGAAATGCTATTAACTTATCTACAGATGTAACAGGAACATTACCTGTTGGTAATATGGCGGCAACAGCATTAACAACTGTTCAGACTGCCGCTAATGAATCCGCACACTTAGCATTAACAGCACAAGAGGGTGACGTTGTAGTAAGGTCAGACCAAAATAAAACATATATGCATAATGGTGGTACTGCAGGTACAATGGACGACTATACATTATTGGCAACTCCAACTGATGCCGTAACAAGTGTTAATGGTAATACAGGTGTTGTGACCGTAACAGAAAACGTTACTACAAACTTATCTATTACAGGTACAGATGCCGCAAGGACAATAGTTTCTTCGGATGGTACAGACGCAGTAATCCCTGTTGCTACAGATAGTGTATCAGGGGTAATGTCTGCGGCAGACCATACTAAGTTGACAGGAATAGAAACTAGTGCTGATGTTACTGACACTGCTAACGTTACTGCCGCTGGTGCTTTGATGGACTCTGAACTTGCATCTATAGCAGATGTTAAGGCATTAGACCAATCTGTTATATCTGGAGCAAGTCCTACCTTTGGTACTGCTAATATGTCAGATGCTACTAATAAGAGGTTTATGACTGACGCACAGGAAACTAAGTTAGATAGTGTCGAGTCTTCTGCTGATGTTACTGACACTGCTAACGTTACTGCCGCAGGTGCTTTGATGGATAGTGAGTTAACAGACTTAGCAGGAGTCAAAGGTGTTACGATATCTACCTTACAAGTGAAACCTTCGGAAGGTGCATTTGCTAATGGAGATAAAACTAAGTTAGATGGAATTGAAGCATCTGCCGATGTAACTGATACTGCTAATGTTACTTCTGCGGGCGCAGTAATGGATAGTGAGTTAACATCTATTGCTGATGTAAAAGCATTA